ATGAGAGAAAATCCATGAAAAACCTTAAGTCCCTAAATAATTCGATTTCTGGGAATCCTGTAGAGAATCGGTTCTCTCGGTGCATCTTTATTTGGAGTTCATGAAAATCCATAGAAATCCCTAAAGATGTATTTTTACAGAAAAACTTCATGAGAGAAAATCCACAAAAAACCTTAAGTGGCTAAATAATTCGATTTCTGGGAATCCTGTAGAGAATCGGTTCTCTCGGTGCATAATTATTTGGAATCCACAGATTTTTCCTAAAGATGTATTTTTACAGAAAACCGATGAGAGAAAATGCCATGAAAAACCTTAAGTCCCTAAATAATTCGATTTCTGGGAATCCTGTAGAGAATTGGTTCTCTCGATGCATAATTATTTGGAATCCATAGAAATCCCTAAAGATGTATTTTTACAGAAAAACCGATGAGAGAAAATCCATGAAAAACCTTAAGTCCCTAAATAATTCGTTTTTAGTGAATCCTGTAGAGAAATACCCACCGCGTTTGTCACTCCAAAAAATGATAAAAACAGACCAAAAGTTACGGTAGGGGTGCGCATATCTTTCATATTTTGTTGGACACATAAAGACCCCCTGTAGGGGGTGTTGAGTAAAAATAAAAAAATAATCATTCACATATTTTTTTACAAAGCAAAATGAGTCATAAAACCGTAAGAGTACCCATCACAAATCCAATGAGACAACATCTACATCATATATCATATTTCATATATTCCATTCAATGGAATCAAGTAGAATAATCCAGTACGAATGAGAGAAAAATGCATTTGCACAAGTATATATTCACGTATATGTGTGTTTCTCTCACATGAAATAATTATTCTGTACAAATATATATACTTTTATACAGTAATAGACATATCAAGAATCTCATCTATTCATACATACACATATATGTATGTCTTACGACAAATCCGATAAATCATCTTATACTGTAACTGATTATTGCAAAGTATTTAAGGGTAGATATTATTATCCATGGTTTTGGTCTATTGGTTCAAACCCATTAGCCAAATCCACGAGACAACATGCCGCACGCAAACCACATCCAGGTCATACAGGTCATCCAGGTCATACAGGATATGAACAAGTCAATACTGTACCACATGAATTAGAAGATATAATCGAAAATCTTGATTCTCCTACAGACGCCAAAATGAAAACCGCCGATTGGTCTCTCATGCATTATTTACATCCACGAGAGAAAACCCCCGAAAAAGTAATAGTATTCGATTTTGATGAGACATTAGGATGCTTTGGTGATTTATATATTCTATGGTCAGGGATTCGACATATTTATCCTCATTTCGACCATTTCGAAGAATTATTCGATTTATATCCCGAATTCTTACGTTATGGCATGCTCACCATTTTAGAATATCTGTACAAGAAAAAATGCGAGGGAAAATGCAAGAAAATCATGATTTATACCAATAATCAATGTCCTACAGAATGGGTCAAACAAGTCACCAATAGTCTACAATCCCGTGTTATTGAGAGATATCGTACCCCACGTGCGAAGCATGTGTCCCGTCTCCGACGGGACCATCACACGCATTATCCATTATTCGACCAATTAATTTGTGCCTTCAAAATCCATAATAAACCCATTGAACCGAAACGCACCAGCCATCGTAAAACCATGGGCGATTTCCTGAATTGTACCATGATGACGAGAGACGTAGAAATCTGCTTCGTCGATGATGTAGAACATCATGACATGAAAAACTCCCGCGTCTATTACATTTGCCCTTTACCCTATTATCATCCTCTTACTGCAGAAGAAATCGTCGACCGATTCATCCAAAGCGGATTAATCACTTACAATCCAAGTAAAAAACCATTATTACATATGAGAGAATTCTGGATCCCTTGGTTCTCCAGCTATAAACGCGCATTCGAACATAAACGCGTCTCTCATACAACCTTGAAAGAAGATTTAAAAGTCTCCGAAACACTCATGCATCATATACGCGATTTCATCGAATGGACTGGTGATTCTGTACAGAAATTACAAAAAAACGCCACCCAAAAAGGTATTATCGTACAGAAACCACGACATGTCCGAGAGAAATCCAGTACAAATAATCCCACAACAAAGAAAAAACACTCGACCAATCCATCATCATCATCACATCATCACCATCGTACACGACGTAAAATATAATCATATCATATTATATCATATCATATCATATAACGTATTATTAGTCATCAATCCATCAATCCATCAATCCATCAATCCATCAATCCATCAATCACAACCTATAATCATGTGTTTCTCTCAAACATGGTCACAGAATCTTTCTATTTTAGGTGTAGCCATGTGTGTGTATCGCATTGCATATCAATATCCAATTACTGCAATTCTACCTGTCGTCTTTTATACCGTAATGGAAATAACCCAATATTTACAGTACACGGTAGTCGATGAATGCAATAATTGGATAAACACATACTTGACCATGTTCACTTGGATTTTACAATGGATACAACCACTCATGTGGAATATCATATATTTGCATGTAACAAAATCAAATAAAGTTGTATTTCATTTTGCAATTGTATTGAGTCTCATATTATTTGTTACAGGTGTTCTTCGTGTATTCAACTTTTCGAACAATAAATCTGTAACTCATGAATTACTAGTAAAAGGAAGAAATTGCTCTATTAGTGGGGACAAACACTTACAATGGAATAATAATGCCCAGACATTTTACGGGTTAGAACCTAATTGGTTTGCATATTTGTTATTATTTTTCATGCCATCATTATGGGTAACTCCATTTAGCCTTGGTATCAAAATATTCGTATCAACATTCTCATTATTCTTACTGACATTACTGATACTTGGTAAAATAGATGATCAAGTTCCAGCCACCTGGTGTTTACTATCAATACCAGGTATATTTGTTGGTGAATTCATGACATAACTATCAGCATCTTCATCATCTTCCATTCCATTTGCCAGTAAAATCATCATTTCGTTTTGTGTCCATTTCTGAAAGGTGATAAAGTTCGTCATACTATATTTCATGAAACGTTTCCTTTGGCTATACATATTCATCATTACACTTAATAACGTATGATTTACACTGAATTTCATGTTTTTCAATATAGCTACTGCGGTTAATGGTTTTTTCCCGTCACGAGACAAACGACGTACCATAGTACCTGTACGTATATCACAAATATTATCTACTACATGATATTCCCGTAAAGAATGCGCATATTTGTCTACAAAGGCTTGACCACCAATTGCAAATAATACTTCTCCGTTCTCTTGTGTATAATCATCTATACGACGACCTTGTAAATATGCATAATCATCTGCATGTTTCTCTAGTAATTCTTCCACCCATACTTGGATTTCTTCTTGGGATTGTGTTTGAGAGATATTCTCTCGTTCTTCTTTACGGATTTGTGTCAATACTTTCTGTTTTTCTTTTACAGATGCAGGTTGAGTTATTTTGTCGGTTGTTTTGTCGGTCGTGTCTGTCATGCTCATAATCTCAATGTACCAGTCTATCCTATCACAATATATATAGAAGCATATGTTCACCTTTCTATATATATGTCTGAATAATCGACAATTGTCTCATGCAAATACCTGTACAAGAACCATCAGGATTACATCCAGACAATGCACAATCCAATCGGTTTATGATTGGCAAATATCAATTACTGGAACCATTAGGTCATGGCAAATTCGGTACAGTATATAAAGTGAGAGAAAAACCATTAGCACCAAGTATGATTCGACATGCATCAATCTATGCATTGAAAACAGAAGACCGAGACACAGAAATGCCAACATTGGAACATGAAGTCAAAATCTTACATGTATTACTGACAAATCAAGTAGAACATATTCCGTGTTTATATTGGTATGGGACTATGGAAAATATTCGATATACTACAATATCATATTATGAAGGGACTTCTCTCGCATATCAACGAGACAATGGATTATTATCATGGGAAGGAGTTATGCAATGGTTTCGCGAAGTCTATGATATTTTACAGAAAATCCATAAAGTAGGAATATTACATCGAGATATTAAACCAGTTCATTTTGTACAGGATCGAGAGAAGAAATGGAAATTAATCGATTTCGGATTCTCAACTTATTATATTGATATGAAAACCAAACAATTACGTGCACCCGCTCATATACAATCCGAACATATTACTGGAACACCGAAATACATTAGTATTCATGTACATAATGGTCATACTGCATCTCGACGTGATGATATGATTTCTCTCGTATATATTTTACTGGACTTATACATGAATATTTTTTACAGTAAAAACACATTACCTTGGATGCATTTGTCTGTACAGGATTATGAAAATGACAACGAAGAAATTACAATCGGTAATATTCGACATCCATATCATGTACATGTGAGAGAACAAAAAGAATGGGATAATTTATATACATGGTTACATTCACATCAAGTTGAACCCGCGGTTCTTTCCATTGTACAGAAATGCCGTACATGGCAATTCACAAGTGAACCTATTTTACTGTAAAACATATATGTATGTTACACAAACATACGCATGTATTTTCTGAAAAACAATATAAATGATAAACCATCACAATAGTCATATTCACATATAACACACTCACATACATTTCTTCTTTTTGTTGAAATATTCTTTCTTCGTTTTTTGCATATTTGCAAATCCTAGCACCACAAATGTCTTCTACTGAAAATGAAACGACCGCTGTACAACAAGCACAATCTGACCACGAGTTCATCCCTCAAACCCCACCAGGGTCACCACCTCCTCTGCCTCCGGTAGATGAAGATGCCGTACAAAGTGAACGCCTTATTGGACAAGTGAAATGGTTCAATAATAAGGCTGGATATGGATTTATTACAAGTAACACCGAATCCCAAGATATTTTCGCTCATTACTCTACAATTGAAGCACCTACTGCACAATACAAGTATCTTGTTCTAGGAGAATATGTTGAATTCACCAAATCGAAATCTGTAAATGATAAGCACGAATTCCAAGCCATGAAAATCACTGGAATTAATGGTGGCAAACTCATGTGCGAAACTAGACAAATCAATCGTATGTACCAACAACAATATCAACAACAA